TTAGTTTTAATTTCTTTGTGTGTTAAATACATGTGCTGATGTCTCCTGAGACATTAAAATAGCTGGGAATCCCAATTCCGCGAGCTATATTTATTTAGACTAAATTTTCAGATTAGTCACCGGTTAACGAGGTAAGCGTCTGAATTCTGACTGTATAATCTATTTGAATTAAACGATTGAGCGCCTTTTGCACCGGGTGAAAAACTACATGGGTTAATAATTTACCCGCAATTCCAGTACCTTCCCACGTCTTTAGCCCAATTTCATCAAAAACATAGGTACCATCTAGATTATCACTGTTATCAAATGCTTGTTGACCTGCTGGTTCACCAAAATCTAATAATACACTCACTAACAAATCACTATAAATTTGTCCTGGTGTATGTCTAATTTCAATTTTGTTTCTGGTGGGATCTAAGTTTGATGCTGAATTATCATCAACAATTTTAGAATATGTCTGATTATACAAATCTGCATTTTGACCTGTGTTATTAGCCGGTAAATATGTAATTACCCCAGTAGTATCTACAGATGTCCCACCATTACCAAAATGTAAATCATATATATAACCAGTAGATTTATTACCAACACTTAATGCTAGTGCTTCAGAAAAATTCTCAAAATGTATCGCATTGAATTGTGAAATAAAAGTTTCATTAGTTTCCGGATCAAAGATACGAAAATGTCCTTGAATACTGTTTTTATTTATTTCAAACATGTTGAACTTCCTTATATTTTATACTATGTTCTTTATTAATTAAGTAAAAATAAGTCATTAATTATCCCTCTGATTAATATATACTTCATTTGTTTTAGGATTAAAAATCTTAATATGTCCCTCAATACTTACAAGACTATTACTTTTTGTTACCGTATCCATATCTTTAAATATAGGAATTTTATTTTCTTTATTGTTCATTTCTTTATCATTCATATGAATACCTGTTTAATATATTTATGACGGCAATTTGGTAGGCTTATCCTTTAAGAATAAAGCTTGAGGTGAATTTTGTTTTTGAAGACCTAGGCTGTTTGTGGCATTAGTAATATCTTCATCATACCATATAATAGTATCAAGTGTAGTACCTGGAAGAGCTTGAATTAAGCTATAATCAAATACATCTACCCCTGTTTTATGAAAATCTGGGGCGCCAGTTCCTTGAGTTCCGCGGCGGAGGCGACTTAATACATTACCAGTTTTTTCTAAATATTGAATACGTTCACCACCAATAAAAATTATACCAGGAGTATCTATACCCGGTATGGATAAAACATCACCGTTTGTTACGGTAATATCAGTATCAGTTAATCTCAATTCAGTTGCCAATGTAGTAATATTTGCTAGTGCGATTCTTCTATAAACAGTTTCTCCCTTCATATTTGTAAATCTACTCCAACCAATAGCAGGCTCACCATCCCTAGCCTTATCATAAGTTTTAATGTCTACACTTTCAAATATTTTTCCGGGAATAGCTTCTTCTGGCCCATGTGAATGCCAAGGAGAAATATAAGTACCACCTTCTACTGTTACTGTATCTGGGTCGACGCCCGCAAATGAATAACTAGATCCGTCTACAATTGTATCAACGGTGCCGGGACCGGATAATACTGGTACACCTTCGGGCCCAATTTCAAATGCATCAAATCCTAAAACATCCCATCTAGAAACATCGAACCCAGGCCCAAATTCAAAACTCAATCCTTGAACCTTAACACCCTCAAAATCTACTCCATACATAAGATCAGCAAAATTATCATCAATCATTCCAGTAGTAGGAGCATAAAATATTTCTATTCTATCAGCTGCATGATATTCGCTATCAGCGATATTTTTAGTATCTGGTAACGCAGTCCAAGCAGACATAGTTAAATCATTTACACCAGAAATTCTATCAACCTTAATATGTGTTTTAAGATTTCTAATTTGTTTATTTTGTAATTGAACATAAGCAGTAGCTTGGGTGCTATTAAAAGGATCTAAGCCGCCACCAGATATAGTAACAGTTGGTGAAGTAATATAACCACTTCCTCTATTAGTAACAGTAAATGAATTAATTTTATCACCAACTAAATTAGCAACGACGATCGCTCCACTACCTCCACCACCAGAAATTGTTACTATAGGTTGCTCTGTGTAACCCGATCCCGGATTTATTAATATTAAACTCCCCACTACAAATTTATAATTATTAACCCAGGTTTGATAAGGATAAGCATTAATTCTAACATCATCCGCAGCATTATCAACATCTGGAGAACGATATCGTTTCAATTGACTATCATAATAAGCTGGTAAATCAAAATCAGTTAAATCACCACCGTAGGAATCTAAACTATTGTAATTAAATACATATTCTCTTACATTTGTTTTATATGGCTTAGCTTCATTTAAGAAATCTAAGACAAAATCATGATTATCACTTTGAAAGACTGGGTTTTGTTCTAATGATCTGATATTCTGTTCAGCGTAAATAAATGATGTTTTAAACATCCAGTCAGTAAATTTTTGTTCCGCATTAATATATCTCATTAGTAAGAACCATAGTTTATTAAATTCTATTTTAAGATCTTTAATAAAAATATCATTATATAGCGCGTCTAAAATCTGATTTAATTCTTCTATAGCCTGATCGTCCCATAATGTATTTTCCCATACATCCGCATCCCAACCAATATTATTAGCTGCTAAATTATATAAACTACTACTGAGTTCAATAGTAGCATCTTCGCGTCCAATTACTGAATACACTCCATCATTTAATGTAATAGTTGCTAAACTATCATCTACTATTATATCCCCTTCACCTTCATATCTTAATAATTCAAATTTATTACTACCATCATTTAAAATTTTTATAATATCACCAGTTACTGGAATAATATTGACAATATCGACTTCTGCAGTTATAACATAATCAATGATAGTTTCATTACTAAACCCAGTTTCATACCAATCAATAAAATTCCAATAATTTGAAGTTCTATATGATTGCGTTTGAATTTCTGTCCAAACATTCCCATTCCAACGCCATAATTGCCAAAGATTATCTAAATTTTCATTAGCTTGAACTAATACCGTCCATGGTGATATTAATTCTGCTGTATTAATATAATCTCGTTCTTCAAAAGAACTTACTGATTGATCAAACAACCCAGATACAGCAGAAGGTTCTGGTTCTTCTGAATTCATTCTCGTCATATCAAATTTATAAATTATTTGATGATTTGCGAAAATACCATTAACAAAATCAACCAAAACTTTAACAGCATCTGTTCTATTTTTGAACATTGACTGCCTAGGTCTACTAGAAACACCATATTTTAATGTTTCTGATAAATTAATATCTGGTACGGCATCACCATCATCATTAAATCCTACTAATGAATCAAATAATTTTTCACGCAATATCTCTGTAATTTCACTATCCGGGTCATTTTCTCGTACTAACGTCCATTCAACATGAGTTGGTATTTCTGATACTTTTTCTTGATACTCAACATGTAATAATAAATTTTTATTTTCTGTCGTATCATTGATGTTATAATATAGTATACTACTATCTTCGATAAATCCTATATACTTATAACCTTGTTCTTTAGGATTACTAATATACCGACTTACAAATTGTGCTGATAAAGTTCTAGTGACGTTGATGGGGATCTCTGTAGTATCTTTAACCCAATAATAATATACAGGTTCGAATACATCTAATGAAGAATTATATACCGTGCGTTCAACATAAGTTGAGTCATCTATAAATTTAGGTGTTCCAGTGCCAGTATAATTACTTGGTAAATCTTCTGACTTCACCCATTCATAAATATCAATTGTTACACCTGGAAATAATTTACCCCAATTATTTTTACGATATGTTACATCCCCTTGTTCATATTCAATATATTTAACAAATTCCATATCCCACCATAACAACCCTACTTGTTTTTCACCCCAGTGACGATCAGTATGAACATTAAATAAATCTGAATTACCAGTTGTATAAATTGCTGGATCAAACCCTGTTTTCCAGGCAATTTCTTGATCAGCTATACCAGCAATTTTGCCTTTTCTAGGATCAATAAAATCTAAGAAATTAACAACTACATCAGTGCGATCATTATAAGTATAAACCTTTTTAATTCTAGTGATATCTACTAAATCACCTTCATTTCTTAAAGATTTCCAACCAGATTCTCGAGTTGTGTTTGTATATTCAAATACAATACCATTATCTCTTAATATTTTAGTGACAACAATATTAGCTCCATCAACAGGGGCGGCTATACCTAGTGTTATAGTACTATTGGGTGAAACATTATCAGAAGTAAAAGAACTAGTAGGAACTCCATCAATTGTTACTGTAAGATCTGCTGTACTAACTTGACCAGATATAACAAATGCAACTGAAGATCCATCACCTATCAATGTTTGGGATAATGCTTTATCTGAACTATCAGCTCCGACATAAATTTTATTATCCATTGCCCATATTGCTTGACCAAAACGATCCAATTCTTTTAATTCAGTTGCGCCTGATAATTGAGAATGAAATGTAAAATCAGTTTTTAATTCAAAAACAGTAACTGATCCGGATTGATTTTTAAAATCAATAAATGTTGTTTGATAATTATCAACACTTAAGGTATTTTCATCAAATGTCATAAAAAGATTTGTTGATCCAAGTGTTGTTGATATCGTTAATAAATTACCATCTCCACTGAAATTAAGTTGTTCTCCAAATAAAATATTTGATTTGGCATTGGGATCATTTATAATCTGAAATTCTGTATATGAATTAATGATATTTTTAAACAAATATATAGTGCCACTATCTGATAATAAATTTGTATCATCATGTGTAGCACCTACTGCTAGATAATTATTATTATCATCATAATCCATAGAAGATCCAAACCGATCACCAGCAGATAACCCAGACGAAATTATAGTTTCTGTTTCAACAAATGATGTCCCAGTTCTGGTAAATCTAAAAACAGCTCCGGTGTCAATTACACCACTATAATTGTGGTAAGGGGCGCTAACAAAAATTTCATCGCCGGCTGAATTAGTTTTTACAATATGTCCAAAAGTATCACCTGTGTTTAATCCGGCAGCAGTAAAACTAGAAATATATATATAATCAGATGTCGGGCTTAATGTTCCTTTTTGATATGCGTGAACTTTATTTTCGCCAGGTTCTGAAATATATAACCAATTTTCACTGACAGCTCCCGAAATTCCAAAATTACCACTAATTGCTGGAGCGGGGCTAGTAAAAATAGTAGTAGTAATATTATAATCACCACCAGCATCAGATTCTGCTATATAAGCTTTACCTTGACTTCCAAATCCATCAGAACTAAATGGGGCACCAATAAATAATGTATACGTCGTATCTAATTTTTTATAAAGATCTAAACTATACCCAAATTGATCATTACCACTAGAAAAGGATGGTAATAAATTTTTAACTGATTTTAATCCTTCGATAGTTCTAATAAATATTTCTACTTGTCCATTTACATCTCCTGGAGATCCAACAATAAGTCTATCATTATTATCTTCACCAACAATAGAAAATCCAAATTTAGAATTGGTTCTTGGAAGTGGTTGGTTTAACGTTATAATACCGGTGTTATAAGGATTTTTCTTTTGTAATACCTCCCATTTATTGGAATTATCATTATCAATCCATACATTTTCATTTTCTTTCCATCCTTTTAAAGGATAAAAATCATTTAAATTAGCTTCTGTAGAATACCGAACAGATTGTAATTTAAATATGAATCCAGAAGAATCAATGTTATCTACTTTTGATGAATCATCTAATATAATATAAAATTGTTTTAAGGTTATAATTTCACTTACTCTGTAAAAACCATTAATAGTGTTATCAAATTGTTTAATAACTATAATTTCATTTTTAGTTAACTCATGATTTAAATCAGTGTTAATAACTAATAAATTAGGATTATCTGGATCAACTGGATCTTGGGGCGAGCCGGAAATTATTTTAGGAACAATTGAAGTCACTCTATATACATTCCAATCTTGTACATTATCATCATAAGCGGTCCAAATAACATATCCTGGAACAACGTCATCTAAATTTAAAGTAGAATTTAATGAATTAAAATCTGACATTTTAACTAACGTGGTATTAACATCATCAAGTCTAGGGTAGCCCGCAGATTTAATCCAGGATTTCATTGATGTTGTTGAATCTACTTTTTCAAATAAATTATAATTATAATCAAATTCTTTAAAATGTATATCCTTTTTCAAAATAGGTATTCCATCTAATAAATCTAATTCCACACTAGATAAATTAGGATCTGATAAAATTGTAACAATTGGATTTTCAGTAAATAAAGATTCGTCTAATGGAATTTCTAATATTTTATTATTACTACTACTTCCGTATTCGCCCTCTCTGAATGCCCATTCTTCAAAAAAAGTAATATCAGAATTTAAATTATTAAATTGAGCTCTTATTAAAGCATCAACAGCAAATTTGGTACCTTTATTTTTTATAAATTGTTGATAAAATTGAATTTGAGAAACATCAGTAATTCTTAAATTTTCAAAATATTCTCTACTTTGATATCCAATTAATTGTTTAGCTAACAAATTTTGATCACGATCAATATTATTATTTGAAGTATCATAAAATGACCTAAATTGTTCAGCTTTTGTATCCCAGTTTGGAATAATACCTTCAATAACTTGATCTGCTATAATAAATTTATTAAAATCAAAAACAGATTGCCCACTATGGGTAATTTTAGATACATAATTTTTACCTTGAAATTTTACTAATTCTCCTAAATCGTAATCTCTAAATTGTTCCCAATTTTGAATTAATCCTTCATTAAAAATATACCCCGGTAATTCAAGTTGACCTTGCCATCTCGGAGTTTTATGACCCTCGACTTTTAATCTAAATTGACGATGCCCGGATACCGGTTCAAAAATAACATCACTGAAAATTGTTCTATTATTAAATGCTATAGTATGTTCATTCGATACTATATTTAATTTAACAAAATATAATCCAGAAGCATCTGGATGAGTTTTTACTTCAAAACGATTACCTATTCGTTTGACAGCCATATTTTTGGTAGTTATCGGCAATCCTTGAAAATCCAAAACAGTCTGTGGTAAGAATTTATTAATAATACTAGCAACCGTTCCATCATTAGATTCAAATTTAAGTTGATTTGAACCAGGACTAACAGTAAGAGTGCTTTCTGCTTGCCATCCTTGTATACTCCAAAATAAAAATTCCTTACCAGAAAAACTCCAATTTTCTATCTCACTAAGATTTTTATTCATGTTATCAAATATATAACCAGATCTTTCTAGATATCGACCATAACTAATTAAAAAATCATAGCATTGTTGTTCATTAACAAACTCAGTACCATATGGAATGTGTACCGATGTCGTAGAAAAATCTCTATACTTAAAAACTGTTATACCACCTCTAAATGGACTTTCATCTAATTGTTGATATATATCAGTTGAAAAAGTAAAATCATCACCGGTTGTGTGACCTCTTATAACCGCATAAAAAACTCCATTATATGTGATAATATCACCTTGTTGATATCCAGTTCTTGAAAGCCATGGCTGTGTTTCATCTAGTTCACCACCAACATTAATTGTTAATTTATTACTGGTAATTTCAGATGGCAAAATAGAAAACCATGGCTTCTCAACATCATATCCAAATACTTTAAATCCGCCCACAGTTTTTTCAATCATAACTCCGGAATAATTAATCGTTCTAATTGATGATTCATTATTTTTTAAAAAGAAATAATCCTCGTCTGGAATAAAAATTGATTTACTAGTACTAGTCGGTGATACTTGCTCAGCCAATACATTAGTTAATTTCTTATTAGAAAATCCCGATAATTTATATAATAAATTAGTATTAAGAGATCGAATTTTATTACCAAATTCAGTTTTTACATTAACTGCATTGTAAATTAAATAATCTGATATCCAAGTGTTATATCCGGATACTCGAGTTGATGTTGATTCAGCGTGAACTGTAAAATCATTATTTTGTATATGAGTTTTAGTAGTTTTATTAATAATCTGACCTAATTCACGAATAATTAAACTAGTATCAAATAATAAATCAAAATATTGAGCTGGTTTAGTTAATGCTAATAATAATTGAATAGCAAATGGATATTCAGAACTTCTTCTCCAAGCATTTTCTACTGGGCCACTATCCCCAAAAACAAATGCTCCTGATGTCCTCGTAGTATTCATAGAACCCACTATATTAGCATTTAAAGGTCCTAATAAATTACCCTGATCATCTACAGGAATAAAATCTCTTAGGCCCGGCCGTTCATAAATTTTATATCGGCCAATTCTGTCACCATCGCGAATAATTCCTTCTGCTAAATCATCCCAAAGAACTGTGTTACCTTTTGTATATGGTGCAGCTCCATATTCTGTTTCCCACCAGGTAGGTTTAATAGAAAATCCCAACATTTCCCAGGGATGAGTATGGGGTTGATCAGTATCAAACATATATCGATAAATGCCGCGATAATATCCTAACATATATTCATCATCAATTTGATCTTTAAATTTAGACCAAGTCCACGTTAATTCATTGTTTCCTAAAAAATAATTATTATCTGTATAATTAGCGTTTGAATGACTAGCCCAGGTTAAGAAATTTGTGCTAAGAATTTTGTTTATTTCTTCAATAGTATAACCAGTATCTCTAAATTTACTAGGAATAACATCTAAGATATCAAAAATTGATTCATTATACTTAGTCTTAACGTTATTATAAATTCTAGTCTCTAATTCTAATAACAAATCATCTCTAAAATCATTATAGGTAGGTGTGATTGATCCGTCATGACCTCTTATAACTTCTACTGCTGAGCCAGCATAGCTATTATCAATATATTTTTCTGGTTTAAATAATGGATATAAACCTAATTTAGTAGGAGTTTGTGGCACAAAATTTTCATCCGTGGAAGAAAAATCTCTTATATCAATAACATCATTAACTGCTAATGGAGTTATGAATGTCACTGCTAACGCAGTAGATATTATAGTATAATCAAAATCTTTCATTAACAAAACACCATTAAGATAAATTAATATTGCTCTATTACTAGGTATATCCGGATCAAATAATGAATTTAATTCATAGGTTACATCTTGTGAATCAAATACGGTATACTTTGTAGAAACATAATTATTACCATATGGTACCATATCAGAATAATAAAATGGAAAATCAGCAGTTTTATTAGTAGTCAAACTTAATAAAATTTTATCTACAAACGCAACTATATCTATATAATCATACTCTAGAGTTATAGCTGCCCGCATAAATTTATTTTTAAATCTAGAATACTCTCTCTGAGCAAATTTTAAAGATTGAACAAAATTTGCCTTTTCATCTGTTAATAAAAAATTAGCTTTATGTAATCCTGCAGAATTTTGAATAATTGATTTACCTAAATTCTTAATTAATCCTAAATCTCTTATATTAGAATCTCCGGGAAAGCTACCCGTAAATTCTAATGAACTATCCGCTATACTTGTTACATGTTGACGAATTTCTCCTAATGTAACACCAGCAATTCTTACATTTGTACCATTACTTTCTAAATTTCTGGGTATATTATAAAATCCTGTAATAGTATTATCATATTCTTTAGCATAACTCTGAATAGATAATAAATCACCTGATGATAATGACCGAGTTTCATTAAATGTAATATATGTAATATTATCAATTATAATACGATCATAATCAGTGCCTTCTTTTTTCAAAGAATTATTAACATGAACTATTAAATTTGGCTCAAATATATCCGCATCTGGTGTTGGACGAACAATAAATTGTCTCAATTCATTCTTTACTTCTACAATTGTAGTTACATATTGTTTGGATTTTTCTTTCGCAGTTCCCCAAATATTAAGTTCATCTTTTGTGGTTAATGTCTTTACACGATACAATCGTCCAAAATGTAGGTTTGTTGTTACGGTAATTCCACCAGTAATATATGTAAATGAACCAGTTAAATATGTATTATTAAAAACAATGTCACCTATGTTATTAAAATTTTTAAAACTTAATGGAAATCCTAATACCGCATCATTTGTACCAATACCCACTTTATATTCAAAGATCGTAGTTCCAATGAATGAAGTTGACGGATAAATAGCTACATTACTAAAAGAGTTTCCAGAAGAATCAAAAACATCAAAGAGGGGTGGTTGATTAATTTTAGTTTTCTTTTGAGCTGTCAACAACCCCTCTATTAATCCACGATACACACACATGGTACCTTGATAATCTAATCCTTTTTTAACTAATACACTTTCATTTATTAAAAAATTACCATCAGGCTCTAATTCAAAATGTAATTTTTTAACTCCATCTCCATCTACATCAATAAAATTTACTTTAAAAATTTTATCTCTTACATCGGGATCTTGATCTGCTACAAAAATTATTCTAAAACCTTCTCTTACCACTACACCATCGATTGTTACGCCAGTTTGATTTTCTAAATTACTAAACACATCTGTAGTTTTGTCATCAATTAAATCAACAGATTCTTTGGCAATTCTGCCATAATTAAATAGTGTAATATTTTCATTAAATTCTATAATAGATCTTTCAGCTCTTTTATTCTGATCTAAAATCAATACATTATTATTATATTCAGCAGTTTTTCTAATAACATCAATATGAAACCACCTATTAGTTCGCGACCAAGCGTTTTTATCTAATGATCCTCGTTGTGATACGATGTAATCTTTTTCGGTAGGGGCGTTAAGAGTTTCCTCATATCCACTCTCATCCCATAGTGTAGTATCAAATCCCTCAGAAAGAGAATCAATATATAATTCTGGAGTTTCTAAATCCAAAACATTTATCAAATTAATTTTACTACCAACATTTTCAATATAATATTCTTGACCTCTTCTAGAAATTGGTAATACATTATCATCAAATTCTATTTTTAATCCATTAGTAAATGTTACTTCATTAGAACTTGTAAAATTTTGAGCTCCGATAATATCTCTATCAACATCCATTATGGTATCTTCATACTCAATATGAAATGTGCCTCCCATTTCTAAATTAAATGGTGATTGATAAAATAATAAATCTGGAGCATCATCAGGTACAGTAAATTCCAATACACTATTGGTAGTTCCGTTATTAATTATACCCGTAGTATATAAATCTGTAGTTTTACCTATAGATCTAGTAGTCTTTATTAAAAATGGAATTTCATTTGTATCTACTTGAAACTTATAAGTATTACCTCTAATTAATGTAATTGTCTTACTATCAATCTCATTGATTATAAAACTAGTCTGAGCATTATTAACAACATTATGTGTAACAGTGGCATCTTTTAAAACACTGCTAATAGTAACAGTCGCCGGGCCACTGGGTAACCAATAATAATGTGAATAATTTATAAATTTATCAAAATCTATAGGTATATCATAATTATAAAATTCACTTTCAAATAATCTATTGTGATTTTTATTAATTCCACCATAAAAATTAATCTGATTTACCAAATCTAAATAAGTAGATGAATAAATAAATTTACCAGCATCATTTTTGATAGTAGTTCCGGGTTCTAATTGATAATTTTGACGAGTGGAATCTAATTCATTAAGATAAACATCCGATGATTTATATGTTGGTGCTTTTTTTCTACCAATAAATCCATGGATTTCAGTTAAATCACCAGGAGAAGTTAACTGATCTAATGTAGCATTTAAAAATTTCTGATTAGTGTCAGTCTGAAAAACTGTTGGTAATAATTCAGGTGTTCTTCTAGTATGAGTTTTAGAAGTGACTGTTACATCCTCTACAGTAACATTATCAGGAAGGGTCTGACTAGTTAATGCAACACCAGTTCCACTGTTATAATCTTTATTTACTTTATCAATAGGAACTTGTACCATTAATTATTTTCCAACGCAATTACTCCAGCAGATCTTATATTACTAGCAGTTACTGAATTAATAATTTGAATATTTTCAGCTCTTAATGTGCTAATAAATAATTCGTTAGGCTCACTAGAAATCTGATATAATGCGCCAAAAGTTAAAGATCCGCTGTCTGGTACAATAATTATTGATGAAATAATAGTTGATAATTCTTGATGTAAAAATGCTGATAATTCTGAAAAATAAAATGTATCACCAAAATCCCAATTAGCAACTTCAAAATATTCATTAATCTTAATTAAAATTTGACTTTTAACTTCTTGATCACTTATTAATAATGAATCATTCTTTATAACTTTAAAGGTAGCTTTTAATTCAGGATCAGCGGAAGTGCCAAAAAGTTTTTTATAAACTACTGGATTAAAAACAATATCATCACTAATAGATTTAACATTATTAAACGAGGAAAATTCAATAGCTAAATCCTCAGTTGTTGGAGCGATTGGTTCTGTAACTGTATTAGTAGTATCAGTAGCAAAATTTCTATAAGCCGTGTCATATGCTTTTGTTAATATATACATATCTATTAAATTACTTGATGCTGGATCAATTCTTCTATTATTGGGAGCGTTATGTCTGTATTGAAATAATAAATTATTTCTTCCAATGAATGCTTTATAATCTACCGTAGTGTCTAATTCTGAATTATCCAAATCAACTATTCTAAAAGTTTTATCTGTTGTATAATATATTACTTGACCATCTTCATATTGTGCCAATGCTCCTTCATCTCCTACACTTGCAAAAGTAGCATTTACTAATGATACTGGAAATGGTTTAAATCTTTCTAAATTATCTACATCTAAATATTTTTCAAAATATACTAATTTTGAATTTGGAGAAACACTAGGCGCTACAATTTTAGTAAATTGGTCCGGATCATCTGGAATTCCATCAGAATCCTTATCTGCAAAAGTTACTTTAACCTTTCGGGTATCTTTAACACCATCTGCCTCCGTAATTGTGTCATAAATCTGCCATGTAAAATTAGTTGAGATTGGAGAGGCACTATCTGGCTCTGAATTAACTTTTAATATATTAATAGTGTCTTTGATAGTTAATCCAGTTTTTGGATCAAATACTTTAATATTTTTATCAAAATAAAATCTTGTTTCTAATTCACTCTCAAATAAATATCGTAATCCTCTATTTGTAACTGTGTATGTTTCTCCATCACTTTCAAATCTGACTATCCAACTAGCATCCATGGATTGCCCAGTATTATCTCCAGCGAATGATAAGTCAAAATCACCAGTTTTATTTAAATCAGTATTTTCAATAACTATCCAGGTTTGAGCTTTTCTATCAAATCTAATTCCAAAATTACTATGGGACTTAATTAACACTAACATACTAGTTTCAAATGCAGGTATTAAATCACTAATATACGGACTAATTATTTTGTCAACAATTGAAGTTGAAGGGATAATTTCATTTAAAACTACCGGGCCAGTGCCGTCAGTAAAAGAACCTAATCCTTGATTAGTACCTTCATCTACTACATTAGTAATAGTACTCCAAATATAAGTAGAATCTGTTAATAAAACGGGAGACCCAGTTACTAAAGTTCCATCATCTTTAAAGTATTTTCCAGTTGGTGCTATAAATCTAACCAAAGATCCCTCTCTCAAAAATAATCGATTATTTGAAGTATATGTACTAATTGTCTGAGGATTTACTCCAGTATCATCAGTAAAATATCCAGTACTTACATTATTACCGGTAGATGATTGAGCCCACCATGTTGAAAGTGTGGACATATCAACTTGAGGCCATTGATCATAAAAGAAATGTCTAGTTTCTTCCATATTTAATATTGGTTCAACTTTTCGTTTAATAACATCCAAAATATCACTATCATTGACAAATTCAAAATCAAAACTACTAGTAAATATATCGCGATATAATATACCATCTTCGGCAAAAATATTTGTACTAGAATATCTAGCGGTAGTATCAACAACATCTAAAAATCTACTAATACCACTAGATACACGATTAACTGCTTTTACTTTAACTATACTTGAAGTATTAGCTAATGGATAAGTATTATAATCTTCTCCATTTACCATACGCCCACTATTATAAAATGCTTGTGGCGCCTTTTCTTTGATATTTGCTATAGTTTCACGAGATGCAGCATTGTCAACATGAGATAATAATTCAAATGTTGCAGTAAGAACATGTGATTGTCCTTCACGATTAATATATGGAATGGATATATCTAAATTATTAATTTCATTAGGATTAATAACATATGTTAAATTATTACCTACTCTATAATAAGTTCTAAAACGGCCCCGGGGAATACTAGCAAAAATATCATCTCCAAAATTTAATTCAATTTGATCATTTTCCAATGGGTTGACTGAAAATAAATTTCTTTCATTCTTATTAAGACTATTAAAAATAACATTTTGTCCAGTTATAGCATCAATTTTTTTCCATTCAACATCTAATGCAGTAGTATCTTGATTAATAGAATATAACCAAACATCATCTTGTGTGATATTATTAACACTAACTGACAATTTAATATTAGGTTTAGGTTCATCAATTGAAAAATTGCTATTTTGCATTTCTCCTTGTTTAAACATAGCAAAAAAACCAGTATTTGTTGATGCATTTCCTTTACCATCATTTCGATACAAGAAACTAAATAGTCCATTTGGATTTGGTGCTTCTTCATAAATTTTATTATCATCTTTAAAAGTGCCAGGAACAATTTCAAACTGTAACTCTTGTCCATTCACAGTTGACGAGAATGAAAATATCGGAAGAGAATTTCCTGGAGAATTAATCTGATATTGTTCAGTTCTAATTCCATTAATAGTATCTTTAATATATGGCTTACCAAATCGCTGGGTGGTAACCATTGCAGCATTTAAAATTAACGTGAACTGTTCTAAAAAATCTACATTATTAATATCATTCCAAGTTATAACCGATTCTGATAAATTAATACCATTTGAATCTGTAACATTTTCTGTAGTTGATACTGAAGTTAACTTTAATAATCCTTTAGCATTTACATTACGTTTAGGTTGATATGAAATTAATCTTGCTAGTCTTAATACACTATCTCGTCGTTCTGCAGTTGCTAAAAAGTTTTCTCTTGCATTTAAATCTACACGAAAACTATAACTTTGTCCTAAGAAAGCAATAAGATCAATAAGTGCTACAAATTCTGATGATTCAATGAAATCGTTAAAATCTTCAGGATAATATTCCTTTAGATAGTCAATCATTGTTTTTCTTAGTGTTTCGAAGTCATAAGATTGAAAATCAGCATTTTGAAATGTTTGATAAATCTTGCGCCAATTTTCTGCTACGAAAATTTGATTTTGGCGATTTGTGGTATGATCATGACTCACTATAAGTACCTCATTTAATTAACTGATAGTATTTATTATTTTTTAATATGCTTAGTTAATGATGCTTTGTCTAATAGAATTTAATGTGCCGCGATAGCTTGTTTTCGCTTACCAGTCGCTGCCGCCAAATAACATGTGAATCTCCTCCATACGCTTTCTGTCTAAATTGTGATTTTTCATAAGGCACTAACAGCCTGACTTCGAGTATCAAAAGTTAAGCTCATAGTCCCTACTTGATTTAATGGAATTAATCTTAAATTTAATTCAATTTGAAGACCATGGTCAAAATCACTTACAGTCACACTTAAAACTTCTAATCTGGGATCAGTAGCAGCTATAGTTGTAATATCATCTGTTATTGCTTGTTTAGATTGTGCATCTAATGGTTCATATATCATATCCCAGATAATTGTGCCAAATTCCGGATTTTCAAGCTTTTCACCCCTGCGAATACTAAAATGGTTAAGCAAATCACGCTTAACTAATTCAAAATCAGTTAAGGTATAATTACCAAAATCATTTCCAATTGTATTAAAACCGCGAAAATAAATAACCATATAGTTATTTATGACTTGACAAAACAGCAAAATCGATTATAATAATAATATGGAACACGCTGTAAAAAATAGACCTAAAGAACATCAAATTGCAATTCATGTTAATCGTGTTAATAATGAAAAAGTTATCGTTAAAAATCTTATGTCCGGTAAGGATGTTGAGGTCAACCG